CTCCATAGCCACTGGGCTTCAAGAACTTTTGGAGTCGTTGTCCTGACGCTTCCGAAGCTCGATGGACTGGCTGCCCCAGATGCGCCACACGTCGGCCGCTGACTTCCCGCCGGCCACCAGTCGGCCGTAGTCCGCCTCGCCGAGGGCGATCTGAGCGACCTTCACCGAGTGCGGCGGCTTGACCAGCTGCTCGACACCGTCCGCGTTGACCTTGCGATAGGGGCGCTTGAGTGCGCCGCGTTGGCCGGGAATGACAATGCCGGTCTCGTTGCCCTCGTCGTCCCTGAGGCGCTGCTCGGGGATGTCGTCTTCGCGGGCGTAGGACTCCATCTCGAACTGAAGTTCTTCATACGCCTCCATCGCTTCATCGGACAGCATCGCCAGGTCAGGATGCGGGGGGACGTTGACGGTGGTGCCGTCATTGAGGGTGATCGGGGTGTCACGAAACACCGAGTCGTATTCGGTGGCTTGTTCACGCGCCTGATCGGCGGCCTCGGGGGCGGTGTGGGGAAGGTTCTTCACTTTATCTGCCATAGGGAATGGTCTACCAGATGCGGCACCATGTGTTCAAACATGCGTTTTACAAGCACAACAATGAGGTTCTATCGTGGAGAACATGGTTGGAACGAGATCAGAATTAGGCCCATCGGCGCAAGCCGTTGCTGATGCCGTTCGCCGGCACCGCGAAAGGATGGGGTGGAGCTTCGCGCGGCTGTCCCGCGAACTCACCAAAGCTGGCCGCGACATCCCCGCGCTGGGACTGGGCCGCATCGAAACAGGGCAGCGCCGCGTCGACGTGGACGACCTGACCGCGCTGGCCGTGGTGTTCGAGGTGTCGCCGGTCAGCCTGCTCATGCCACGGACCGAGGCGGACCACCCCGACGACTTCGTGCAACTCACCGGCACCGACACCATGCCGGGCACCCGGGCGTGGTCCTGGCTGATCGGGGCGTACCCGCTCGGCGGATCGGTACTGTCGTTCTACAACCATGCGCTGCCCTCGTGGGAGCGCAACGCGCTGGAAGAGAACCTCGGCGCCAAGCGCTCCGGCAAGCTCGACTGATGGACGAGGTCGCCGTCATCCAGCTGCGAGACAGCCCCTTCAAGCTGAAGGTGTTCCACTCCCAAGGGCTTCTGCGACTGACCGAGACGCGGACCCGGCCCGGGCCGTGGCGAACCGGGGAGGTCTACGACCACATGCTGTCCGAAACCTGGGTGGAGCTTCGCAAGGGAATGCACATCGAGTGCATCCAGGAGAAGTGCTGCGACGAGTGCGGGCCCAAGGTCAAGGTCCGGGTCGACGGCCGGACGGTCATGCGGTGGCCGGCCAGGCTCCACGTCTGACGCTACTTGCAGGCTACACTAAAAAGCCCCAGGCCATCTGACCTGGGGCTTTTTAGAGTCTTGACACTCGGGCCTAGCTGGCGCCCTTGATGTCGGTCCAGCTCTCGCCGTCGATCCACTCGTGGTAGTACAGGGGGATCAGCTCGTCGGAAGTCGGATCGTTGGGGTCCTTGCCGACGAAGTACGGGTCGGGCAGCACCATGTAGCCCAGCGAGCCGGCGTCCGGGTCGGTCTTGGACCGGCGGAACGAACCGATGTCGTTGAGCTTGCACAGCGAGTAGCCCTCGGCCGTGTAGAGGAACTTGCCGCGCTTGCGGCGGGCGAACATCAGGATGATCTGGTACTCGGGGCCCTCGTTGTCGACGGGCTTGCCGATACCGAAGTTCTCGGTGCCGGGGTCTTCGACGATGCTGTCGCCGTTGGCGTCGGACAGTTCCAGGTTCATCCGGAGACGCTTCATCAGCGGCTTGACGGTCTCGACGCCGGTGAAGTTGATCGACAGGCTCTCGGACGTCAGGTCCGAGTCGAACGGCATGTTCGACTGCAGGATCATCTGGTTGTCGTTCGAGATGTCGGCCGCTCGTTCCGGTCCGCCGTCTTCGGTCAGGGCGCCGATGAGGTGGAAGCCCTCGTTCGGTTCGGGGTTGGTGATCCAGTCACCGTCCACCAGGATGTGCGCGAACAGGTCGTCACGCGGGGTGCCGTCCAGCGCGAAGGGCGACCAGCCGCGTGTCGCGGGCGAGCCGGCGACCCAGGGACTGATGTTGGTGGCGGCACCGCGGTTGCTGCGAATCAGAATCGCTGCGAGACCGCCGCGGGTGTTGAAGCGGGAGTCGACATCGCCGAATCCGCCTGCCCGCCAGCTGGTGCCGGTTGCTCCTGGAAGTGCCATTGTGGACGCCCTTTCTTCACGCTGAATACTATGCTACGAAACTGCCGTTGGGCCGGTGATCTAGTCGTAAGTCTGCCCGAAGATATACCGCGCCGTATAGCGGATGACCTTGTCGTTCTCGTACGGCCAGCGGTGTGGTGATTCTTTGACCTCCATAGAATCGAAGCTGCCCTCCATTTCTAGAGTCCTTCCTAAGAGCAGCATTCGGCGGTGTACTACATCTTTGATGTTGCGTGCTGCATCTTCGCCAGCCTGTTTATCAATCAGGATGTCCAGCTGAATGAGGTCATCTGCGGTGGATTCTTCGAGATTTTCGGCGCTGCCGGGGATCTTCTGCACCAGAACAAACGGCAGCGGATCACCGGCGCGTCGCGTGTTGGCGACGCTATACAGCGGGTTGCCGTCGAGCCAGCGCACCGCCAGCGTCTCGGCGTCGATGGGGCCAGAGTCCAGGATCTCGGTCAAAACAGCTCATTCCCATACTTGCTGGGCTTGCCTGCCGCGGCCGCCCGCGCGTTGTTGGTGGGCCGGCCGCCTCGGCTGATGACCGGGAAGGGGAACTTGTAATTCCGAATCTTACGATTACCCCTCGCGGCGATCGTGCCGCTCATGTCGCGCTCGACGGTCGCGGCCAGGGCAAACGCCGGGGTCGGAGTGTCGGGAGACGTGTGCCACTCGCCATCCTTGCCGAACCAGCTACCTGTTCCGTGCTTATCAGGCCCGGTGCCGTACTCCAGCAGGTGCGCGATCGGATCAAAGGTCACCACGCGGGTCCGCCAGCCACCGCGGTTGCCGCCTTCCGCCCTGGTGGCGCGGACAGACTCACGGTGGATCGAGGCGCGATACTCGCCCGTCGCATACCCGGCGTCCAGATAGTCCTTGGCCAACCACTTCCAGTGGAACTCGACTTGCCGGCCAATGTCAGCGACGTTGTCGGTTATCTCATCGTCATCGAGGAGCTTCACTTCCAGCTCGTTGATCAGCTGGTGTCGATTCACTGGCATCGGGGGTCACCACCCTCACCGTCTCTGTCTCCAGTACAGCCGCCGACGAGGAACCGCCTTCGGATTTGTCGTCGGCCTCAGCCTCGGAGTCGGGCTTGGACTTGGACTTCGACTCAGGACGAGACTTGGAGGTGTTGCGTTCTGCAACACCCTCGTCATCGTCGATCTTGCGAACGAGGTCACCCAGCTTCCTAGCATCGGCCGCCTTCAGTGTCACGATCTGGCCCGGCTTCTTGTACTTGAAACCCGACCCGACCGGAACGTAAGTCTGCTCCACTACCTCGTATTTGGCGGGCATGTCCGTGCTCCTATCCTATATGGCGCTTGGAATAAACCGTCGCTTTGAACGGCCCAGCGAAATCGTCGAACACCTCGACGCCGCCGATGATCGAGTAGTTGACGCCGGCCACCGTGATCGTGGCGTCGGGCAGCACTGCGCGCAGCATGTCCACCACCGGCGTGGCATACTCGCCGACCGGGATTGTCGACTTCCAGAACTGGGTGCCCACGTCGAACTGCAGCTCGGCGGTCTCTTTGAATGTCAGCGGCCGATGCCGGCAGCCGGGCAGGTTGGTCGTCACCGGCACCTGCGGGTAGGTGCCGAGCTCGCCCTTGGTGGGCCCGTCAACGTAGGTGACGATCGAGATGACGTGATGACCGAAAGACATCGCTACCCCGGCAGCACGGTGAAGTGTTCAAGCATCGCCTCGGCGACCTGCTCGCTGCACCCCGTCTCCGCGATGATCTCTTCAGCGGTCGCGGTCCGGAACCGCGAGAAATCTGGCTTGACGTCAACGGTGATGGCCATCGGGGACTCCTTCACAGAAACTCCAGGGGTGGAAGCGTGTAGCTGGCGAACACGCTGGTCTGCGAATACGCCGCTGTCTCAGCGGCCGACGCATACGGGTCGGCCCATCGGTAGGTCACGTCGTCGACCTTCTTCGACAGCAGATCAGGTTCGCCACGGCCGGACAGCTGCAGGGTCGACATCTCGTCGACCATCGCCAGCACGGCATAGCGCCAGTCGGCAGCCTCAGCGTCGTCGTAGCCGTGCGTCATCACCACGACGATGTCCTGGTAGAGCTGCGACCACCAGCCGCCGTTGTTCTTGCGCACCGAGATGGGCCGCGACAGGGCGCCCGGAGGCCCTCCTGCTGACCAGCGGACAGTGCTCAGCGTCACGAGCACTGCGCCCTCGGTGATGCTGGTCATCTCAACCAGCTTGCGGGTCGGCAGGTTCAGGATCCTGCTGCCTGGCCCGTCGATGGTGATCTCGTCATCTTCGATGATCGGATTCACGTGCCACCCACAAAGACGTCGCGCCGCTACCAGTGCGGCGGCCAGCATTTTCGCGACCTCGGGGTCGTTAGCTGCTAGCCGCCCACCGGTGAACGACGCGACGTCAGTGGTGCTCAACTCGGGCATGAAGCCCCTAGCTACTTAGTCGGTGGCTTCGGAGGAGTGGCCTTGGCCGGCTCCGGGGCCTTGGACTCTGGAGCCTTGGCCGGTTCCGGCGTCGACTCCGGAGCCTTGGCCGGCTCCGACTTGGCCTCGTCCTTGGACTCGTCGTCCTTGGGCGCTGCCCGCTTCTTGGCTGCCGTCTTCAGCTTGGCCGCCGCCGCGCGGTTCTCCGACCCCGCGGCGACAACCGTGCCGTCAGCCTTGACCCGCTCGTGCATTACGAGCCCGCCAGCGGAACGATGGCGTCGTCGTTCACGACCAGCGTGGAGAAGTAGCCGGCGTAGGCGACCTGCAGGCCGAACACGCTGGGCTCCACCACCTGCAGGGTGCCGACGCGCTGCTCGAACGCTTCGATCGCTGCGGTCGAGAACAGGAAGGCGTCACCGGCGCCCAGGCCGGCCGACATCACCACCGGGATACCGGAGATGTTGCCCATCACGCCCTGCGCGAACCGACCGGCCTCGAAGCCTGCCGACTGCGCGTTCTGCGGGTTCACCGGCGCGAACAGCGGGCCGAAGACGCCGAGCACGTCGGGCGAGATGGCGATGGCCAGCTTGCCCATGCCCTTGACCGCGGTGTACACCTTGCCGACCGCTTCCCAGACCGCGGCTGCGACGGTGTCGCCGGTCGGGTTGGCGCCGTAGCCGATTGCCGGGGTCGTGGTCGAGTTCAGCGCGGTGCCGACCAGGGCCTCGGTCTCGATGGCGTACTGCTGGGACAGGCCGTTGACGACCAGGTCCAGTGCCGACGGCGAGGAGAAGTCGATCGCCTGCCGCGACACGTTGACGTAGCCGCCGAGAGTCTTGGCGTTGACGGTCAGCCGGTTGATGATCATCTTCTGGCTGTCCAGCTCCGACTTTTCGTCGGCGGGGCCACCGGCTGCGCCCTGGAAGCCGACGGTCGGGTGCTGGGTGACGACGGGACGGTAGAACGTCGCGCTGGTCAGCGGCAG